TCGCGCTGGTCGCGCTTCGCGCTGGTCGCGCTTCGCGCTGGTCGCGCTGGTTGGAGTCGCGCTCGCTGGTTGCGCTTCGCGCTGGTTGGAATCCCAAAAAGTTTTTCGCGACACGCTGGAAAAATACTTGACAATGTCATAGGTGGCACTTATAATTTACTTACAACTTAATAGTGATAACTCAAACAAAGAAAAGAGATAGACAAATGGCAAAGCCAAGCGTTTCATTGGTTGGAAGTTGGGACCTAGTTGCTGAAAGCGACAAAGTAAAAGTTTCAGTTGGACAGGCAGTTTTTGCTGATGACTACTGGAAGGTCGAAAACAAACTCACCAAGAAGGTCAAGTATTTTTATGGAGAGTTTGCATGGGCAAATGCTCGCCGATTCGCAAATGACCTTGACTTCGGTATCTACTGGCAAATCTAAAACTGGAAGGCGCTCGCGAAAACGCGGGCGTCTTTCTTTTTGCCTGGCTCGCGGGAGAGGGTGGTGGAATTTCCACGTAGATGCTCGACGCGCTCGCAAGCATCAATTGTATTTGTGTAACTCGCGTCGCGAAGAGGCGCGAAGAATTCCACATGGAAAAACCATTGCCCTTGCTTGATGCCGACTCGCGCTCGCGGGCATCGCCGATTTCGCATCGCCGATTTCGCGCTCGCGGGGTGCGCCGAAAAAGCAGGGCACGACACGCCGAAAAATAGTTTGCGCGGAACTTGACAAATGTCAGGGGGCAGTGTCATAATTTAGGGGTCAAGAAAGGACAAAAATGAAACTAGAAAAGCGCATCACCTACTACGCCGATGGTCAGCAACTATGGTCATACAAAGACCTAGCCAAGAAGTATGACATCAGCGACGCTAGGGTCAGGTTTTATGTGAACGACGCCGAGATTGCCTTCACGCGACCACGCGAAGTTGCTCGCACAGGTAATCACGCGCAAGCAGTAGTTCTATTCAACGCCGATGAACTAGACGCTTGGTTCGCACCACAGGCAGAGTCAATCCGCGCGAACATCGAACGCGGGCGCGGGCGACCACGCAAAAAATAATTCCGCCACGCCGAGATACAACTTGACATACGCCGATAACTGATTCATAATTGTAGAGTTCGAGAAAGGAACGAAATGAGCCAAATGGCAAAAGGACTTGTGCTTGACATCGCGATGAAGTTAGTCGCCGATGAATCACAAGATGTAATCAACGCGGTTCGCGACGCTTGTGAAACAGACGCCGAAGCCGAACGCCGAGCAGGGATTTATTTGTTCGGGTCATTCGAATCTGCGAGCGCGAATCTAAAAAAGTTAGACGCCGAGATTGAGCGAATCGTGAACACCGCGAAAAGCACATTCGCTATTTTCTAAAAACACAAACAAGAAGGAAAAAGAAAAATGACATACGACATTTACGCAACACCGAACAACGCATTTATCCCAGATGTAGAAATCAAAAGCGTTGAGGACTACGCCGACAATCAAAAGCGAAGTGTTGCGTTTCTTTGGCAAGGAACTAAGCAATGGCTAGAACTGACAATCCAAGATGATGGGTTCTACCTAATCACCGACACCGAGTACACCGACGAGTTCGAATCTTGGCTTGACGAGAATCTAGAAAATTACGACAGCCTAGAAAGTCTGTTCGGTATGAAGTTCTCGACTACCAAGCAGGTTTATTTCGTAGTTGCCGTTGAGATAGACGCGAACAACAACGCGACCATCACAATCGACGAAGACCGCGCCGATGTTCTAATGGGCGAAGACGCAGTTTGGGACACCGATAATGCGGAGTGGAGTCCAATCAGCGACAACGAAGAAATCTTCGAGCAAGCAACCAAAATACTAAAAGACAAGTTAGGAGCATAAAAAGATGAACGACCAACTATCAGCAGAGTTCGTAGCAATTCTGGACAGATACGAAGCGCGGGAAATCAACGCCGAAGAAGCACTAATCGAGATTCAAATCGCCGTCGCGAACGACAACGAGCGAAACTAAAACTAAATAATAAAACGCGGGTTGGACGAAAGTTCAGCCCGTGTTTTTTTGTCCCGCGATTGCGTGCCGAGAAGGGTAGTGGATTTTCCATGTATGTCGTTATGCTTTATCTATGAATCCGAACGCCGCGCATCTGGTTAGTCTTATCTCCATCGCCGAAAACAGACTCAGCGCGTTGTTTTATCTGACTGGGGGCGGGGCTTTCGCTGGCGAGTATGTGCTTGTGTCTTCCGCTCGCGTAGGCAATCTGGAACACGAAGAAACCTGTATCTTCATTGCCGATGAAGCAGGAGAGCCGAAAGATTGGGTAGCACTACATCGCCGACTAGATTTCGACCAAGACGAAGCACTAAAAAGTTTTGGCTATCCGCGCTTGACATAATCTGGGTTATTTGCTATTATTAGAGCCTAGCAAGAAAGGACAAAATGAAGAAAATGCTAATAGTTCGAGCAGATGGCTCGAATCAAGAACTGACGTTCGAAAAGTTGGACTTTATTACCGCTTTGGGTAATCATAAGCCAAATGACATCACTAATTCCATCACGCTCTGGGTTAGGACAGACAAGGGAGAAGAAACCTACAACCTTGTCGCCAATCGAATCTACAACGAGTATCGCGGTATAAACGACGACTTTATCTATGGAGATGTAATCTTCACTGGAAAAGCGACGCTTAGTGAAATCGCGGGTCTTGACGATGATGCCGAGAACCTAATTCTTAGTTATCAAAACAAGGAGAACAACTAATGGCAGTGAAAGCGGGAGAGCAGTACTTTATCGAAAACCTTGCTGACCACTTTGGTCACAAGGTCGAGATTGCTGAATACACCGACATGTATACAAACAAAGTTACTGACTACCGCCTACACTGCGCCGAAGAAGATTGCGAATCGCCTGTTGGCATCGCCGTCGAAGTTGTAAGCATAGAAGATGGAGAAGAAAATGCGTAAAGCAATTATGTTAGACACCGAAGGTAATTTCTCAGAGATTGACCTAGACGCTGGTAATGGATTGAAGATTCTTCAAAACGCCGTTGGTGGTCTGGTTCAGGCAGTGGACTTTACTGCCGACTTGACTATTTGGGTGAACGAAGAAGGAAAGATACATAACTTGCCGTTTAATGCCAAAGCAACTGAAATCTGGACACACTTTTTCGGAAACACCGATTTAATTGCTGGAAACGCCGTATTTACTGGTGGAACAGACGAAGAAGGCGAAACTCTCGCAATTTCTTCTGATGCCGAAGCCTTTATTTATCAGCGAGTTTAATTTGTGATTTTCTAGGTTTCACCGATTTATAGTCTAAAATGGACGAACAACTAAATACCGATTTGGGAGAACCAAGACAAAACACGACCAAGAAAAGATAAGAGCCGAAAGGTTCTGGAAAGGTAGGTCGCCTTATGAAATGGTTGCTAGCAATAGGACTCGTTATTATCTTTATTACTACGGGAAGTTTTCCGTATGGAGAGAACGCGGGCGCAAGCGACAGAAAGACGAGTAGTTTGGAAACTACGCTCGTCATTCGCACGCAAGCCACAAATAGTGGTTTTGTTGAAAACCTGTTTCAGAGAAACCGAAACTTTGAGCCATCATTGTTGGAGTTGGAAGCACGGAAGTTACAAACATTACAATCCAATACCGAGAGAATCGAATCTGTGGTAGCGAAACTGAAAAGCCGAGTCGGAAAGACTTGGTATGTATTTTCAGGAAGCACGCCGTCAGGTTGGGATTGTTCGGGATTGGTGTATTGGGCTTATGGGCAACTGGGAGTTCAGTTAGAGCACTCTGCCAATAAGCAAGGCAATTCGGGAACAAAGGTGAGAACCCCGGCGATTGGCGACATAGTGGTATTCGGCTATAAAGGCTCGAAGTCTTACTATCACTCGTCTATCTACATTGGCGATGGCAAAGTTATTCACGCGGGATTTAGGAAAGGCACAAGCACTTCCATAATCTCGATTGATGACCCGTCATTTAGACACAGCACCGCAACATTCATTAGACACATCGAGTCAAACTAATAAGTAAATAAGAAAGAACCCTTCGCGCTCGCGGGGGGTTTTTTCTTTCGGGACGATACACATGGAAAAACCATCACCCTTGTATGATGGAGATACTCTTGCCGATTGAGTATGAATCCCCGTCAGAAATGGCGGGGTTTCTTCTTTATCAGTTCGTTATCAAAACACCGAAGATGCGATTGACAAATGTCAGTGGTAGGACTTATTATTGGAACAAGTCGAAAGGAAGAAGATGACTCAGAACAGCAAGGCAAAGTGCTACTACTGCGATGCCGAAAACTTTAATGCCGAAGAGAAGTGCGCCGAAACTTACAAGGGCGAACTGAACCACGCCGAGCAGAAGTGGTGTGAGTACTGCGAAGAGCAACCTGTCGATAACCAAGATGGGAACAATGACCACTGCGCTCAGTGCTACTACGAGTGGAAAGCCGAAGAGCGTGGGCGCAACTGGGACTACTACAACGCCTAAAAATCTTTTGCGACACGCTTGACAAATGCCGAATAGTTCGCAATAATAGAGATGTAGCAAACACAATGACAAAAAGGAGAGATGCTATGAAGTATGTAATTCGCCGAGCAATCGTATCGATTGCCTTAGCCCCGGTAGTTGCTGGTGCTTATGTTCTTGGCTATGCCGTGCTTGTTGGGCTAGGCGCAACGCCTACTACCGACATCGCAGGTGCTTGGGCAAATGGCTGGCTGGTCGCTTTCGCAATCTCAGTAGTATTCACCTTCTGGAACAAAATTGACGCACTAGCGAATGGAGTAAAGTAATGCGGGACTTAGTTTTCTGGCTTGCCGTTGCCTTGGTGTTGGGTGGTCTAGCGTTGGCTGGATACGCCATGAACCAAATCAGGCTCACAAAGCCGATGCGTAACAAACGCCGATAATCCAAAGTTTTTAGCCCCTCGAAAGTTCGGGGGGCTAAAAAACTATCCCCATAAAACATGGAAAATCCATACCCCTTGGGTGTTGACAAAAAGCACAGATGTTGATACTATTGTGTAATAAGAAAGGAACCAAATGAAACTAGATACCCCGATTGAGATTGATACCGCGCTCGCGGAACTCTACGACAAGCAGTATGACTTGCGCGTTTCGATTATGCGTGCCGAAGACGACATCAAGTTTGGTGAGAAGTACTACCCAAACAACGATGCTCGCAAGGCTAATGCCGTCGCGCGTCTTGACCTACTACTAGGCAAGTTGGCTGTTCTAAAAGCCGAGATAGCCGAGATTGAGAAACTCTACACTGGCTGGACTCGCGCGTTTCTAGTTAGCAACGCCAATGGGCACATTCACTCAACTATGTCTTGCGCTACTTGCTTTCCAACCACTCGCTTTTTGTGGCTACCGAATCTATCTGGCGAAGACAAGATGAAGATTGCCGAGTTAGCAGGAGAGAGTGCTTGTACTGTTTGCTACCCTGACGCGCCGAGTGAATACTTTTTGCGTAAGTCGCAGTTGGAAGACCCGAAGAAAGTTCAAGCACGCGAAGAGCGGGAAGCAAAGAAGAAGGAACGCGACGCTAAGAAGTTGCTGACTGGAATCACTAACCCCGATGGAACACCACTTGTGATACGCGAGCGCCGATACAGCAACACCATCAAGACAGAGCGAACAGCGCAGACTTGGGCAGTTGATAATGTTTATTGGACTACCCAATACGCTGACAAAGACTGGCTAGTGGCAGAAGTCGAAGAGCGTAAGCAGAACCACGAAATTGTCTTGGCAGCGCTCGCGCACAAACGCGGAACATCAGTCGAGGAGCAGAGAGCCCTCGTCGCGATGAAGGCTAACAAGAAGTTAGGTATTTCATCACTTTAGAGTCAGACCCAATGCGGGTCTGACCCTGAAGGGTGTCTGCTTTTGCATGTATTAGGTTTAGCAGTTCTGGTAGAATAAGTAAGTCGAAAGGTCAAAATGGCAGAGAACGAAGAAACACAGGTAGAGGCTAAAGAGTCCGCGGACCTAGTGGATATGGACATAGACACAATCTTGTCTATGGTCAACAGGGTTGCTAAAGAGTTTGCCGATGCTGGTAGCAAGGTAACAGAGTTGGCATCTCAACTACCTGAGAAAGACTTATTCAACTTATTCTTTGCCCTAGAGTTTCTGTTCAAGTCACCTGAAGGCACAAAATACGCCAATAAACTAGAAGACGATAACAACGCCGTCTATCTACACGCTGGGTTGATTGAAGAGATGGAAAATCGAACAGGGCTAAAATACGATAGCAATACAAACTTCCTAGCCCAGTAATAATAAAACAAGAAAAGATAAAATGACGAGAAAGACAGCCGAAGCACTCTATTCACTAATGAATGGAATAGGGATTGCTACATTCTTTACTTTCGGGCTAGGCGGGATTGCCATCTCAACTAGATTCGATTTGTTTTGGACAACCTTATTTACAATGATTGTTATTTGGTTCTGCTCTAAACTCGTTTTGATGTTTGCCGACGAATGTGAGAAGGACAACAAATGAATAATTATCACCGATTCATCTATCACTTTTGGGTGTCCGTGCTCAGGCTGGGGCACAGCCTGTTCCGCTTAGGTCAGTGGCAATCACTCAAGGCTCAGGACAAGATAGGCGGTCGCCACCGAAAAGAGACACGCCCAATAAAGATTGCGCTTGACTTTATTAGAGTTTTTGTATACAATATTTATGTAGCAACAAGAGTTGCTATAAAGAAACTAAAGTAGGAGAGACAAAGTGTTCAGTCCAATGGAAGCATCATTTGCTATTTTTATGGCAGAGACCTTCAAGTCAAAGGTTGCCGAGCAACGAGCAGTTACATACTCTGGAGTAGACCAACTACTTCTAGACTCACAGACCATCGAAGCAGACAGGTTCATCGAGAAGATGAAGACCCTTATCCCAGAGCCTGTGCCGTTCTCTAGTGCCGTGGCTCCAGAAGCATAAATCACTAAAACACCGAACCCCTAGGATAAAACCTAGGGGTTTCGTGTTTCTCAGGAGATTGGTCAATATATGTTTATTTTTATCTGTGGGTTGATTACCTTGGCTGTGGTTCTTTTTGCCTTGGTTTGGCTGACTAGTTCGTTCTTCCAGAAATCACAGCAATATCACCGAGAATGCCTGGATTTTGACCTGGAAGAATAAAGCATAAGGACTAAGGGTGCGTGATTTTTCATGTATTCGGCTTGACAACGAAGCCCCCAACCCTTATACTTTTACTTAGAAGAAAAAGACGAAAGGACAATATGAAGAAAAAACTAACTATTTCTTACAGCGATGACTATCTTGGCTGGCAACTAGGCGCGGGCAATGGCTCACACCCTACTAATCCCGTGCGTGCCCAGATTGCCGTCCAGCACCTAATCAACGAGATTGACTCAAATCAGATTGAGATAATCGAACCTACCATTTTGGATGGAGACCGAGAGAAGTTGGAATCAATCCACTCTGCTCAGTATGTTTCTGAAGTCATCGACGATGGAGTATCTGGCGAATGGTTTGGAGAAGGCGGAAAGCCTGAACTCGGTAAGATTGCGTTCCAGATGTTTACGGGAACTGCTCGCTTGGTAGAGAAGATTGTTGCTGGCGACACGAAGGTTGGCTTCAACCCACAAGGCGCTAAGCACCACGCTCAGCAGAACTGGAGTGAAGGCTTCTGCGTATTCAATGACTTCGCTTGGGCTGCCAAGGAATTCAAGAAGCAAGGGCTCAAGCCACTCTACATCGACTGGGATGTCAATGCGGGAGATGGTGTTCAGAACCTACTGGAAGATACGGACATTCCTACTTTCAGTATCCACGGACACGGAATCTATCCTGTTCACTCAAACACTTGGTTGCGTGAGATGAAGGACCTTGGTAACTACGAGTACTCAAATCCTGACCAACACTGGTATAACTACAACCTTGAGGAAGGCGAAGGCGATGCTGGTTTCAAGTGGGCTATTGACTTGATTGGCAAGAAGGTTGCCGAGTATAAGCCTGATGTGATTCTGCTTGCTACAGGAGCAGATGGACACGAAGGCGAGTCTTGGGGTCTGAAGTATACCTACGATGGTTATCACTACGCTGCTGGCAAGGTGGCAGAGTGGGCTAACAAGTATGCCGATGGTCGCGTGTTGATTGGTGGCGCTGGTGGTTACCAGCCACTAACTCACACCCCGCGCGTCTGGGCAAATGTCGTAAGCGATATCTACAATGGAACAAACAAGTAGGAGACAGAATGACAAGCATCGAAGAGACTAGAACAAAGGGCACTGGGAGTAACTTCTCAGTGCTAAGCCCAGAAGATGGTTATCGCAAAGACAACCGCCTGTGGTTTGGTGAATGCTCCGAGTGCGGAGAGAGAGTAACTAACTCTCTCCTGCGCGGTGGAGTATGGCACCACACCATCTATACCGAGAAGGGTTACTTCTCAGCAGATGCCCTTGACAGGGGATTTGCTAACTATGCTTCTAGCAGAGAAGTAGATTACTGCCCGACTGCCAAAGGCGAGACTAACCCTTGTGCCGTATGGTTCTATGACGAAGACAAGAACAAAGTTATAGTGTCGTAGAATAGGGTTAGTGGTTACTAACTAAGTTACCGCCTATTAGGAGAGCGATTGCTGTGAACGAATACATCAATGGATTTATTGGTCTTTTGTTTGTCATATTTTTTGCTTGGCTATTGAACACCAAGAATGGGTTCAGTCGCACGGACTTAGACAAAGAAGAAGAAGATACCGCCCCGCTACTCGGGGTGGTTCTTCCTAAGAAGAAAGATGAAACAGATGAATAGTTGGTTAGTTAGATTGCGTGATGTTATTTGGACTGCCGTTATCTCGGTAGTGTTGGCAGTCTTGGGAGTGCTGGTCGCGCTGGTCTTCCCGTCTTTAGTTGGATTGATTTTAGCCTTGGTGGGAGCATCGATTTCTCTTGCCGTGCTTTCTAAAAACAGCAGGTAATACATGAATAATCAGGCACCCTTACCACCGAAGAGGTACAAAGAAGCAATCCCGGTGGACATGAACAAATACATAGAGTCGCTTCCTAAGCCAGCAACACCATTTGTGGTTAGTGGCAAGGAAGTAGACGATGTATCGCTGGGCGCTATTGTCTACAAGAATCAACTCAACAAGAAATCGCTTAGTGTTCACCACCTTCAGCGGAGACTGAATGAACTCGGCTTTACATCTGCTTTCTTGGATAAAGATGGTTGGTTCGGAGATGGAACTCGAATTGCCATCGAAGACTTTAGGAAATCTAAGAACTTAGCAGATGCGGGACTAATAGATACCGAGACGCTTAGAGTCTTGTTCGACGGGGACATTGGCGTAAACCTAATCCCGTAGCAATTGCCTATTGACTTTGTCTTAGGTTTCTATTACACTTGATGTGTAATCAAAAAGTTTGATTACGGAAAGGTAGTAATGGACATTACTCAAATCAAAGACCGCCTAGAAGTTATTGGCAAGCGTCTTGTGGAAATCAATCAGGAGCAGGCACAGTCTGGTCTAGAACTTGCTAGAGCACAGGGCACAGACAAAGAACTAGGAGTCTATGTTGACCCGCTCACCAAGTGGGCACGCAGGATGCGCGAACTCAATACGGAAGCATCTGAACTTGCATCAGAGCGCAGAACCCTGAGAACAATAAAGCGCGGATTACGAACTTGCGATTGCATTTGCCACTAAACATTATAGAAGCCCCCGTGCATGCGTGCGGGGGTTTTTCTTATGCTACAGACAAGGGTCGTGGATTTTTCATGTATTCTCGTAGCAAACATGCTTGCGTTTTGTTATCTTACGGTTTATTCTTTAGGTAGACATCAATAACGAAAGGAACAAATGACTAATCAAATAAAAAAGCGACTTGTCAAGTTGCCACTAGAAACAAGAACCTTGCTGGCTTCCATCAGCAACAGCGAGACTCGCGACGACTATGTTCGCAGTCTTCGTCGCGCGGGCTGGACGCTTCAGGCTATCTCAGAATCAATTAGCGTATCCCGCGAGCGCGTTCGCCAAATCTGTGAGATGGCTGACTCGGGTATGAATCTCTCGCAGAATCTACCTGTGCCGAACCCGCCACAGGTTGAGACCAAAGAGAAGAAGACATACATCGAGCCTTCGCCTGAACTTCTAGCCCGTGCTTTAGAACTTCAGCCTTATGCTCAACAGGTTCGCTCTAGTGGCAAAAGGTTCAGAGCCGAAGCCGAAGAATACACACGACTAATCAACCAAGCGATGGTGGAAGGTGTAACTCTTTATCGCTTAGCAAAGCGCCTAGGTGTTACGCACGGTGCCTTGCGTTTCCGACTAACACGATACGGATACATAGAACCACCGAAAGGTGCGACATCTGTGGTCTACAAACCAATTCTAAAAAGTAATCGCGTAATGTAAAGAACTCCCCGTCGAAAGGCGGGGAGTTTCTTTTTACTATGCTTGCGGTTAGTTATAATATTTGTATGTCTAAAAGTATTATGGAACTTCTCGCCGAACTGCCTGACGATGAAAGAGCATTGGTGCTCGCTGGTATGGACGCAGACTCGTTGCTGTGGGATTGGTCAGTATGGGGTAGACCTGAACAGCAAGCACCTGTTGGCGACTGGTCTATCTGGCTAGTGATGGCAGGTCGTGGTTTCGGAAAGACGCGCCTTGCTGCCGAGTGGGTTCGCGAACAAGCAAGATACACGAATACGGGTCAAAGGCGTTTTGCCTTAGTCGCTAGAACTGCTGCCGATGTGCGAGATGTAATCATCGAAGGCGAGTCTGGAATCTTGAATGTGTCTCCACCTAGTGAGCGACCACTCTATGAACCATCTAAGCGTCGCCTTACTTGGCCTAATGGAAATACTGCCACAGCCTTTACAGCCGATGAACCTGACTCACTTCGTGGTCCACAGTTCACTCACGCTTGGGGCGATGAGATTGCTGCTTGGAGACAGACACCTGATGCCGCAGGTATGACAGCGTTCGACAACCTTCGTGTTGGAACTCGTCTTGGCAACAATCCACAGATGGTAGTTACCACCACACCTAAGCGGGTACCTTTGCTTTACAAGTTGATGGAAGAAGCCAAAGGCGGTCGTGTAGTAATAACTAGGGGTTCGACTATGGACAACTCTGGTAACTTGTCTGGTGCTTATCTCGATGCTATTACCGGTGTCTATGCTGGAACTAGATTGGCACAGCAAGAACTCTATGGCGAGATGCTTGACGCTGTTGAAGGTGCGCTATGGACAGAAGAACTGCTAGAGAACTATCGTGAGCACTCTCTACCACCTGTTGCCCCGCTTCGCATCATCGGGGTAGACCCGTCAGTAGCAGAGAACCCAAGAGACGAGTGCGGGATTGTCGTGGTCTCTTCTACGGGCGAGAGAGACTTATACAAAAGACACTCTTGGGTATTAGAAGATGCTTCTATTCACGGTTCGCCTGATGTATGGGCTAACAAAGTTGTGGCTATGGCTCGCAAATGGGGTTGCCCAGTTGTAGCAGAAATCAACCAAGGTGGTGCGCTAGTGCGTAATGCTATCAACGCCATTGACCCAAGCATCAAAGTATTAGAAGTCCACTCTAAATACGGTAAGGCTCTTCGCGCTGAACCAATCACTCTTGCTTATGAGCAGGGTCGTGTTCACCACATCGGATATATGGGAGACCTAGAATCTCAGATGCTTTCTTGGATACCGGGTGAAGGTAAATCACCTGACCGAGTTGATGCTCTTGTCCACGCTCTTACGGCTTTGCTTATCAAACCACCTGCTGGTTTCATTGGTGGCAAACTAACTGCTAAGTCTTTGGCTCATAGAAAGATGCCAGACTTCAAAAGCAATATGTTTAGGATTAGATAAAAAGAAACCCGCCCCTGATTTCTCAGATGCGGGTTGCCTTTTTATTTCTTAGTTGCGCCAGATTGCTGGGTCAGTAGTAAGCAGGTATCGCTCGAACGACTTGTTGCATACACACCATTCGCTTCTTCCACTACGCATTAGTTGTAGTGCTTCTTCTCCGGTGTATCCTGCTCGAATCAGAACTAGACCCATTACTAGACCAGACCTGTTGAGACCTGCTTGGCATCGGATAAGAACCTTCTTACCATTTGCCCAGTCTCTGCTAGCCATACGGACGATGTCCATCAACTCAACTTCAGCATTGCCTAGTGCTTTGTCTAGGTCGCTGTCGTAGAACGGATAGCGAATCTCTTTGACAAACCAGTCTGCTGGCTCTGCGTCTGCGTAGAAAGTGTAAACCGAGTCGAAGTCTTCTGGAGTGATTTTCTTTTTCATTGCTCTGCGTCCATCAACTCGTCCGATGTCTTCTAGTCTGTCTTCAATCCACTGGTCTGGTGCCCAGTGGTCGATAGTACCGCCTTGCCAAAGGTTGGGCAGAATCTCTGACCACGCCTTATCTGGCATAGATGGGTTGATTGGTCTTTCTAGGTGTTCCTTTGAGATAGTCATTTTGACCTCCTTGTTTTCTCATAAGTAAATTGTATATGTTGCGCGGGTGTTTGTCAAGTCCTAATCCTAGATTTCTTCGACTTCTTCAAGCCTGAGAATCTTAGGGGACTTGACCACGGTTTGCTTGATTCCCCTGTAATCAGAGAACTCCTTGATGGTTGCCACCATAGATACGGAAGCACCTTCTTCTAAGCCATAAGCCCACTCTGCCGATGTGTTCATTTTCACAAGGCAGTTGTCTGCGGTCTCTACGATAAGCATTCTGGTAGTCCCAGATACATAACCGTAGTTAGTGTCGAATGTCATAGCCTTAGTAATCACACCGTCAAAGGCAACTCTGTCTCCTACAGAGCCTGATAGATACACGGACTTAGCAATCTGAACTTCTAGTTCTGCTTGCCGTTCAGCCTTAGCCTTAGCCTGTGCTTCTAGCATTTCTTTGTTGGCTTCTCTCCAAGCATCTAGTCTTGCTTCGCTCTTAGCATCACGGGTAGCCTTTGCTTTCACACGGCTCTTCTCCAATTTGGCACAATCTGCTATTGCGGTTGGCATATCTAGATAGGTCTTACCTACAAGACCTATGCCGTTACATTTGAAGCACACATAGGTTCGTGCGGTGAAACCAAAGACCATAGTCTGACCCCAGATACCAGAACCTGAACATCTAGAACAGATGCGGGCAATAGTTCCTGATGCGGTCTTACCAATCTTGATGCCGTGGTAAGTTCCAACAATCTCAGCCATTTCTTTTTTCCTATCTAATAATCTTTGCTTGGAGTAATAAGATAGCAGTAATTTGTCATCTTGTCAAGTCTTTCTAACGATAATTTATACCCCCCTAGTCAGTATTAGCAAATAAGCACCCTGATTGACTGCTTCCTACCCAGAACCACCAAAACCAGCCTATTTTATTGAATAAAGTGCCCTATCCAACGACCAGCATGGAAAATCCACTACCCTAACCAGCCAGGCTATAATCCACCCATACCAGGCAGAAGAAGCCCAAAAACAGGCTAAAATAGGCACTTTTAGGCACATTTTAGGCACTCTTTGCTTGACTTTTGAGCACTTGTTTAGTAGACTATTAGTCATCTAGGCTACTTCTAGCAAATAAATAGACAATTCTTGACTTTTATTGACTCTCTTATAGTCTATTTTGACTCGATTTCAGCCAAAAAGCACACAAAAGCATCAAAAAAAGTCGTTTTTCGGCACATTTTCGGCATAAAAACGGCACTTTTTTCGGCATTTTTGTCCGGAAACGATTTTCGAAGTCCCCAAAATACATCGTTCCCCACTCACGCGCCAAAGCCAAAATACGATAATGTATCACTTTTCGCCCTTAGTCCATTTCTAGCAGACGCCCCTATTTCTAGAACCCATCTCCGCATTTTCCAAAAAATAACGTCTTCGGACAGACGTGATAATGTATACATTATGAAACGCGACTATGCGAGAGAGCAAAATCTTCCCCAAAGCGAGATTGAGATACTTAGGGACGTCAAAAAGTCAAAGTATCGACGTAATTGGCGAGCAAAGCAACTTTACGACCTAGGCTGGACGCTCCAAGCGATTGGGGATGCTTTCGAGCCACCCATCAAACGCTCAACTGTCCAATATTGGGTCCAAAACGCTCATAAACCAGCCAACGCCATCACTTCTCCAGTTCCCACCCCTTGGGAAGAAACAGACGGACGTCCAGTAAAGGGTTATCAGCGTAAAACTGCCGTTTCTCCGGGCATTTCCCCTGAAGACCAAGAACGTTTGGCATATCTCGCGCCACTCGCACGTCTATTCCGTAGTGGAATGGCGTCGACGTCCCTATCTGGACAAGCAAACGACGAATTCAATGAACTAATCCGCTCTCTCTATGAAAAAGACGTCAAAATCGCCGAGATTGCTCAATCAGCCAACGTAACTAACAGAGCAATTGCTCGACGTCTAGGAAAATAAATGAAAATCGAGATAGACCTATTCCCCGCCCACGTTCAAGTTGCCCCCGCTAACGTTTTTACCGACGTTCTCACTCTCAACTCGCATCCGCCACAAGAAGGAGCGTTCTACGTTGGCACGACTCGCGTAATTATCATGAACGTCGAAGGCAACCAAGTTGTTTTAGTCGCCCAAGACTCCCCCGAAGGCGCTCAAATCGTCTTCCGTGAAAAGATAGCCGAACTACAGGAACCCAACGACGGCACCTATAGACTGATTACCGTTAGCGGTAAAGCCCTAGCCTTCAAGAAAGACACCAACTGCGGATGTGGCTCTCGCCTCAGAAGTTGGAATCCATACCGCACCATCCAATCGATAAAGGACCCTACCGAATGACCGAACCAGTTCCGCTTCTTATTCTTGCCTTAGCGACGTTTAGGATTTCGCGTCTATTTACTATTGACGTAATTTTCGAGAACTTACGAGAGTGGATTTGGAAACGCAAACCACCGCACACCAAAATCGGATATTTGTTTACTTGCAACTGGTGCTTCAGCATTTGGGTAGCATCACTAGTAGTTATTTGCTATACAATAGTTCCAACAGCAACAACAGTTATTGCCCTACCCTTCGCACTTTCCGCCGTTGCTGGTTTAATAGCCGCACGCTTAGATAACTAGCGTTCCGTTAGAGAAACAGGAGTCCCATTGGGTATCTTTAGGCGCGACTCTGCCGACCAACCACAGCCAGCACGCTCAGGTATTCGTGCTAGTGCTCCGCGCAACGTCTCTAACCCTGCTACCTCGCTTCCAGCAGATTCAGTTTTCCTAAGCACCGCAGGACAAGCACGCGCAGTTGCCTACAACACACCGCGTCCGCTTACCGCTGCTGCGGTTCAAGTAAAAATTGGCGACCGCGCCGAAGCGGATATGTTCAAGCAACGTCGCAGTGCTGGCTCAAGCATGTGGCAGAGCGAAGCGTGGGAGTATTACGACGCAATCGGTGAAATCAAATACGCTTTCAACTTGGTTGCTGCTGTTGTTTCTCGTATTCGTCTTTATCCAGCCGTAGTTTCTAATCCAGCAGAATCGCCTAGCCCGATTCGCAACATCGACAACTATGACCAGCGCATTATTGACGCAGCAGAGCGTGCGCTCGCACGTCTCGACAGCGCATATGGCGGTCAAGCAGGTCTTCTCAAGGACGCTGCGCTAAACCTACAGGTCACTGGCGAGTGCTACCTAGTTCAGGTTCCAGAGCGCATCGGCTCACAGATTCCAGAATCGTGGGACGTCCGCTCGGTTGACGAAATCAACGCAGACGCTAAGGGCAACTACATCATTACTCCACGTCGCGAACTAAAGATTGGCGCGGCTACGGTAAACAAGCCAGGCACAATTCCACTACCTAAGGGCGCGTTCGTTGGACGTATTTGGAAGTCGCACCCACGTTTCTCTGAAGAAGCGGATTCGAGCCTACGTGGAGTTCTCGACCTTTGCTCTGAGTTGCTACTTCTAAACCGCACGTTCCGCTCTACCGCACGTTCACGCCTCAACGCTGGTGCGCTTTACTTGCCAGACGGTCTAAGCGTTGCTTCTACTCCAGACCCTAACTATCCTTACGACGACGCAGATGGTCTCTATAGCGACCCAACTCCAGAGGAAGTCGAAGACGAGTTCGAAGACCAACTCATTGACGCGATGACTACTCCTATCAAGGATGAAGACTCAGCGTCGGCGGTTGTTCCGCTAATTATTCGTGGTCCTGCCGAACTTGGTGACAAGATTAAGCAGTTCAAGTTCGAGCGTTCCTTCGACCCAGCACTGGCAGCACGTTCTGACCGAGTGCTTGAGCGCATTATGCAGGGTATCGACGTTCCTAAGGACGTTGTAACGGGTTTGGCAAACGTCAAGTATTCGAACGCACTTCAGATTGACGAGAGCCTATACAAGGCGCACATCGAGCCTCTGATGCTATTGATTGCCGATGCCCTAACTGTTGTTTACCTACGTCCGTATCTAAAGGCGAACGGTTTCTCTGAAGCAGAAGTAGAGCGCATCGTTGTTTGGTATGACCCAAGTCAGGTTGCTACTCGTAATGACCGCGCAGCAGATGCTGACTCAGGTTTCGAGAAGATGGCAATCTCATACGAAACTTGGAGACGTGCTCACGGCTTCAACGAAGCAGAAGCCCCAAGCCCTACCGAAGTTGCCCTACGTCTACTTGTAGACAAGGGAATGATTACGCCAGAACTTACCGAAGCGATGCTTGGCGCAGTTGCCCCAGAAGTTATGGCTAAGGTTCGCGAGGCTGCTCAGGCTGCTAACCCTGCTCCGTTGCCAGAAGGTCTAGACCAAATGCTTCAAGGTCAGCCAGCCCCAGCCACTGAAGCCCCAGCAGATGCAGTTCCAGCCGAGGCACCGCCACTTGCCGAACCCACTGCGACACCAGAAGCAATCCCGCCATCAGCAGCACCCGTCAGCGAGGAACCACCAATTCCTTTAGCGGAACCGACAACCTAGTAAATAAGGAATAGAAAATGGACCAATACTACGCTCCTACCGAATCAGCAGGTGGCAAGAAAGTTCTTGCTGAGAAACTGGCAGTAATTCTTGCTGACGTTGTGTCTTACAAGATGATGGC